GTCTGAACTAATGTAGCTAAGTCCACTCATCTGGTATAGTTGCATCGAGATAGATAGCAAATCTAGAGAGTGGTTAAACACGTTTTTGTCTATTGATGCTATTGATCGCTCATCCTGTTTAAAGAAATGAACTGTGTCACAGCCACTAGTATCACGCCATACGCCATCTTTGTCTTTTTCAGATATGTGCACCCGTAGATAATCGTCTGCATTAGCTTCGAGCAAAGACATATTAAATTCTTTGATAGCTTCTCTTTTTGTGTGTATATCTGCTGTCTGCATTGGGCTATCTGTGAATACACTTGTCACCGGCTCCCAAGTCTGCGCTTTGCCGTCTCGTTTGACTGCTACGATTCTATACACTCTTTGTATTCTCCTTCTCCTCTAAAATTAATTGAATAATTCGTTCTCGTGCGTTGTAAACCATAATATCCTCAATTACCTTTGTGCCACTTTCTAAATATTGATCTGTAATATCTACTAGCATGCTAGATCCCCGTTGCTAGGTATACTAGGCCTGTTAGTGCTAAATATACTGAGTAGATAAAGCTGAGAAACAGTACAGACAGAAATACCGTAGTGATAAAGTCCATCCATAGCTTCCGTACAACACTAGCCTGGCGGTACTCGTAGGTTTCGTGCAATCCTTCAATTGCTGTAGTAAACATTGTTATTCTCCTCTTTCTGCCCACCACACTGTTTTTTGTTGTTAGTTACTTGACTGTGCTCATCAACCAGCGCTGCCAAAGAGCCTTCATGTTGCGCGCCCAGCTGTTTTTGATTCGGAAGGCGTACCAATCGTGGTGCATCTGCTCAATCATGCCTTCGTTTTCCATTTGCTCGAGCTTGTATGTTACGTTGTCCATTGTTGTGTTCCTTTCCTTTGGTTATGTTTCTACTATACTCCGTGTAGCTTACGATTGCAATACTTTTTTACGACTTTTTCGAGTCTTTTTTACAACGTTTAGGTGAGGGCCAACTGGTATCCATTTATCGTCTTGCCAGAGGTATAATGTTAGATCCTTATTTTGAGAAAATATTGTGCGAAGTAAGCTTGAATTTGCTCGAATGGCTAATAATACAACTCTCGCGCCAAGACATTGCTCAGCGCGAGTTAGAGGGTTATTCTTCATATTCTAGGGCCCCTAACGACTCGAGGTCTTCATCTGGTGTATGTGGCTTCTGGCGTACTTTTGTTTCTGTGTATATGTCTTTGTCGTCTGGATCATCTAGGGCGACCTCGCTGCTAGAGATACCGGTTACTGAAGGTAAGTTGTCCATTAGGCATCACTCCTCATGTAGCTATCGATAAATTGCTGGCGAGCTTCCTTGTTGCCCATGAGCTTAAAGTCGTGGCCGCAGTGCTCTCGCCAAGCTCGAGCTGCTTCAGCTTCTGGGCCTGTGCTGCGATTATCTTTCTGGCCACCCATGGCGAGGCGTTGCTCTGGGGGTGTCGTGTTTACCTCTTTGTGTGGCGCTACATGCTTTACCTCACCCTTGGCGAAAAACTCATAGCCCTTGCCTTCTACATATAGCGGCACCATATTCAAGGCTTGCATTTGTGTCTTAAACTCTTGGTCGTTCTCCGCTACTACTACGACTTTTGTACCGTCGTATTTCTCTAGTTCGTACTTCTGCATAAATATTCTCCTCTCTTATGCTTATGTTTGTACCTCTATGCTATCAAAGCTTTTTGTTAAGGTCAAGGTTTTGGTAGTCAATTTTGTATCTCTTTTCTTGCTGCTGGCGCTGGATCAATTGCTCGATCTGCGCTGCCTTCGTCACAAGGTCATATACAGTCTTTACTGTAGGCTTAAACTCGTATTGCCACTTGGGGAACATGAGCCGCATAAAGTCGAAATAGTTTACTGCCGACTCTATACCTCGGGTGCGCACCACCTCTTTTACCCATTTGCGAGCCTGGTTGTGGTTTGTGATAGAGATACCGAGTGATTTAGCTGCATCGTAGAAGGCCTTCTCAGCCGGATTATAGTTCTTGCGTGTGCTTGTCATAGGGGTAGCCAGCTCACCATATGGGTTATCTGCAGTAGTCTGTTGTTGGGCTGGCGCGTTATTTGATACTGTCGCTACCTCTGTTGAGGTGTTATTAGGCTGCGAGTTAGCCTCAATCTGCTTTGCCGGAGTATCCTGTGTTTTACTCTCCTCTGCAGCTGCTGCGTCTGATTCGGCGATAATCTCTAGCTTGAGCTTATGGTATAAGTCGCCATCAATAATATTGCCACGGCGGTCATAGTTGTCGGCCTCGATATTCTTTGTTTGTAGAGCGCATTGCTCTGTCGTGGTAAGTTCGCGCACTTCCGCACCGCTAATATCTACTGGCTTTCCTACTGGTAAAAGATCCTCTACGGTCTCAGCCTCTTTTAGCAACTTATCGTTTTGCTCAACCTTCGGCTTCTTTATATAATCCTTCTTGAACCCGCTCGGAACAGGCCTGTCGTTACGTGTTATCGTGATATACCTATCCCCCCCGGGGTTGAGATACACATTAATGTATCCACATTCTGCTAGCTGTCTAACAATACGAGATACTTGTGATTTTGATATATTGAAGGTCTCTGCAAAATATTGGTTTGTGGCCCATGCGTAACCCTCTTTATTGGTGAGGGCTGATATTTCAACCATGAGCACCTTCGCTGTACTGCTTAGTCGACTATCATACCGAACATCTGCGTCCATATAGCCAGTCCAGCCGGCTTGATGATTTTTGCCCCCTATCGCCATTCGCTAATCTCCTTCGAAAATACAACACCAGCGACATTCAAAACCTCGTCGGGTGACACTACCTTATAGTACACAGGGCGGCCATCTATATAATGTTTCGACACAAGCCTTAGATCACGCAGAGCCTTGAAAGCATGAAATATTTGCTTAGAGTTTAACCGTAACTCTCTTGCCACATCATTTCTTGTACATATAACGCCTTGCTCTTCTCCTGGTATAAGCTCTCTCCTGCGTTCAGCAAGATGCTTATACACTTTTAATGCGCACTGCGCCATATCCATATCTTTGCTATAAGCGACAACATAGAGAATCGCCAGCTTAGATTTTGATATTTTAGCCATGTTTTCCTGCATGTTTTTCCTTTCGTGTCCCGAGGACACGACCACCAAGCGCAGGAATAGAAGCTTGGTGGTTGTCCTCGATAATATTGTTTGAGTGAGAACTTCCTGCATCTCTTATGCTACAGACAACCAGCCAGAAAGTCAATAATTTTTTAGTTTTTTGTGCTGCGCGGCTTGCCGCAACAAGCGAACGAAGTGAGCGCGTTAGTTTTCTTTTATACTGTTCTTTTAGTTATATATATACCTACGCACCAGTGCGCATACCTCTACGCACCAGTGCGCATACCTCTACGCACCAGTGCGCATACCTCTACGCACCAGTGCGCATACTTAAATCTTTTTGATTTTTTAATATCCTCACCAAAACTTCTTGCTTTTGCTTGCCATATGAGCTACAATAGAAACATAAGCAAAGAGAGGAGAATTTGCATGACACAACAAGAAATTACAAAACGTGACGAAAAGAGGGCTATGCAGCTTGCACTGAAAAACCAGTACGAGCCTGTCGTCCCGCTCGCTAAGGGGATGATCAGCAACGCTGAGAATGAAAAGCAGACCCTTAGCTTGATCGCCACCCTACACAAAAGCGTCCTAGGCCTCACCAAAACGGGCGAGATGCGTCCAATCGGTGACTTACGGGTATTTATGGCTATCGCCAACCAGTACGGCTTAAACCCGTTTAAAAAGGAGATTTACGCTACATATATCTGGGACTCAAACCGACGAGGCGAGGAGCTGATGCCAATCGTGAGTATCCACGGCTTACGTAAGCTAGCACGGAAGGGTGGCGTTTACACCCACACGGGTGCAGCAGAAGTTAAGAAAGACGGCGATAAACTCCTTAGCGTCACAGTACCTGTGTTTGGCCGCTGGGATAGTACAAGTACACCAATCGAGGTAACACGCTACACAGCCTACTACGATGAGTTTGTACGCACTAACCGCGAAGGGCAACCAATGAGTAACTGGAGAACGATGCCTATCGTGATGCTTACCAAGTGTGCCGAGGCAAACGCTCTGCGTGCAGGCTTTGACATTGCAGGTATCTACGTAGAGGAGGAATTAACCGCTAACGCTAATAATGGAGAGGAGAGCGACGATGAGTAGAGTTGATCACCTGTCGTACTCAGCAATTGTAACGTTCTTGAATAACCAAGTTGAGTTTCAGAAGCGCTACATAGCAAAGATCTACGACAACCCTAAAACACCATCGCTAGTAGTGGGCACGAGCTTTCACAAGGCTATGGAGACCTTCTACGACAAGGATGGTGGTAATGTCCAGGCAGCTATTGAGGCTGGCCTTGAGGAGATGAGCTATGTAAGCGACTCCGAGATTGACTTTGGCAAGACGGGTAGCCGTGAAAAGATGATGCAAGACTACACCCGCCTCGTAAACAAATACTTTGAGGAAGCGCCTCACTACAATGAAGTAGTAGACGTTGAGAAGCGACTCGAGGCTAGCATCGCTAACGTGCCTATGGTTGGTGTGATCGACATGGTGGTACGCGACAATGGCTTACGGCTCATCGACTACAAGACAGTTACAGCTTACAGCCCAGATGATGAGGAGAGTTACAAGTACCTTATGCAGGCATATATCTACCTCGTATTAGCAGAAGCGGAATATAATCAGGAAGTAACAGAGGTAGTATTTAAAGAAATAAAGAAAACGATCAACCGAGATGGTTCGCCACAATGTCGTGACGTTGCTTTTGATCGCAAATCTGTCCTTGCTTTCGCACCTATCGCAAAGAAAATCATCACGAACGTATTTGAGTACGTGAACGATGACCGGTCGAAGTTCTTCCCTAACATGAACGATAGGATGAACGGCGCGAACAGCATGGACATTGTCGCCAACCAGCAAGAAGGCTTTGACGCCGCTAAGATCAAGCGACAGGTGCGGGTAGCTGATAACTTTGAGCAACAGAACGTTGTGGTTGACGATGGCGCTGGCACAGATGAGGAGAAGATTCTCCGCAAGCTCATCGAGTTTGGTATCGGCGGCAAGATGGGTGAGACATATGTCGGCCCACAGGTGATCAAGTATACGATGCAGCCTAACCGAGGTGTTAGTATGAAGCGTATCGCAGACAAAGTTAACGACCTTGCTATCGCCCTTGAGAGTGAGTCGGTACGTATCGAGGCTCCTATCGCAGGGACAAACCTTGTCGGTATCGAGATTCCTAATAAGGAGCGTAAGGTGGTACCGCTCACTGATGAGCACCTACAACCCGGTACGTTCAAGTTCCCGCTTGGTATGGATGCTTTCGGTAAAGTTCACTACTGTGACATTGTGAAGACGCCGCACCTCTTGATCGCTGGCCAGACGGGTGCGGGTAAGTCTGTAATGATTAACGTCATTCTCGACTGCATCACTAAACAACTCACACCAGAACAGTTAAAGCTCGTGCTTATCGACCCTAAAGAGATTGAGCTTGCGATGTACGAAGGTGATGAGCATTTGGACGGTGATATTATCACTAACCCTAAGGACGCCTCTGAGAAATTCCACTGGCTCGTAGAGGAGATGGGGCGACGGTACAAAGAGCTACGCAAGCAGCGTGTACGGGATATTACAGACTACGACGGTAAAATGCCTCGTATCGTAGTAGTAGTAGACGAGTTTGCCGACTTGATGATGACGAGCAAGAAAAACCCGCTTTCTGGTATCGACTACAAGATGCTCAAGGGTGCGATTCTAGACGAAGTAATACCAAGAGGGGGCAAACTGACCGAAACGGCTCTCAAGGCAGCTGTGAAGCGCGTCAACGATAACACACTACCTTCTGCTGAGGAGTCTATAATCAGGCTAGCACAGAAAGCACGGGCAGTCGGTATACACCTCATCTTGGCTACACAACGCCCATCAGCAGACGTTGTGACAGGGCTCATTAAGGCGAATATACCAACCAAGATTGCTTTTAGCGTCACAAACTCGCTCAACAGTAAGATTATCCTAGACGAGGTAGGGGCTGAGGCTCTCACTGGTAAGGGCGACCTACTTTACAGCGACCCAACAGCAAAATCATTACAGCGCCTACAAGGCCTATATATCTAGAAAGGAGAATGAATATGGCACGAACAGTAAATGATATGTTCAAGGCAGAAAAGATTAAATGGCTAGAGGAAGCGCGGGCTACGGCCCGCCATATCCTCGAGCATCAGAAGTTCATTACCATCGAGGATGTTCTCAAACAGAAGCCTCTACCGAAGTTCCTACACCACAACACTATCGGCGGAGTGTTCCGCACGCTAGAATTTGAGTGTGTTGGATGGGGGCGCAGTACACGGTTAGAGATGAACGGGCGCTATATTAGGCGGTGGAAGTTGCGAGATAAATAAAGTCGGGCGAAAGTGTTGACTTTAGCTAATGCTTGCGTTAGAATAGAAACATAAACAAAAGAGAGGAGAAACTCATGGAACAGCAAAATAATAACGATTATCACACAGCGATGGTTGTGGTTGCTTTTGCGCGCATAATGTATGTGACAGTATTAGGTGTGCTCACAGCTTGGCTACTTAGTGTAAAAGGCTTTGATAGTGGGTTCTGGTGGGGTTTATTGTCTATAATCATGATCCTATGGACAGTGAGCAAGGCAATCGAGACAATCTCATTTATCACAATCGCAGTAACATGCAAGGATGATTAATTGATGAAACAGAAAATTTTAGAGGTTCTAGACAAATCAACCAACAACGGGATGAAAGCCAAAGAGATTATAGGCATCATCCAGATGGGGATCATCCAAGCGCAGTACGATATGTGGGAGGAGCAACATAAGAACCGCAACACACCATCAACCGCTGCTACAGACTGGGCGGTTGCGATGATAGAAAATAAACTATTTGGGAGGTTAGACAATGGAGAATAAATGGCGGGGTAGCGCAATATGCGCACAAACAGACCCAGAAGTTTTCTTTCCGCAAAACAAAGCATATGTGGATGATTACAACGGGTACGACAACTACAATGCAGCACGAAAGATTTGTGCAGAGTGCCCAGTAAAAGGTGAGTGTCTAGCAGATGCACTGATGACTGGAGACGTAGAGTACGGTATGCGAGGAGGGCTAACACCACGTGAGCGTATAGGTATTTTGGCAACGAAGGTGGCGATGTATGAGTGATTAACTTTTTGTAATATACTACAAGCCAGATGGGAGTAACGACAAGCTATACTTTACATACAGAGATGAGAACGGGAAGTTTATCTTTAGCAAGAATAGATACGAAGCTGAGCTATTTGATATGTACGAAGTAGAAACAATCCACGATGAAATATCTGAACAGCTAGGTATTGAACTAGATATAGAAGAGGTTGAAGATGATGAGTAAAATAAAGGACGCGGCGAAGCTGCTGCTCGTCTTACTCTCACCAGTTATGTTTATAGTGGTAGCAAGGGCAATGCACACTGTCTGTATGTGGGTGCTAGCTGGTATCGTTCCTCCGCAAGAAGCTTGGTATTTTGCACTGCTGCTAACAATAGTATCGTTTACGGTCGCTGGGGTTTACGCTTTTTGTAAATGGCTAGACCAATAAAAGAAAGGAGATAGAACATGAAACTCAAACACATGACAACAAAACAATTCATAGAATCGATAGAGGCCCTAGGCCTTAGGCCGGAGCATAACGAAAGCTATGGTACAAAATACATTGACGTAAAAGATAAGTTCGGCGAGATAATTGCCTACGTTGTTATGGATGTGCAGGGCAGGATGAATATAAGAAATGTTACCGCAGGTTACGACCACGATCTTTTCTTCAAGGCTATCTGTGCATATGCCAGTACCCCGGTTAATAAGCGTGAGCCGAAGACATACAAACTAAAGATCCTTGGCACAGACCCGCAGCTAAGTCTATATCTCATTTATATTAATGAGCACGAAACAACAGTGACTACAAACAAGAAGGCGGCAAAGGCTTATAGTGAAAGTGGCGTATACAATGTTAAGGAGTTAGCTGAGAAGCAGGGGTTTGCATTAAGAGCGGAGGCAACTAATGTTGATGACTAAGTACAAGGTGATGGAGTTGATCGAATCAATTGACGCCGACACTGTAGAGGAGCTAAAGGACAAACTAATTGATGAGATTGGGAGGCTATCGTGAGTGACAAGATCAAGCCTGGTAAGTGTGAGCATTGTGGCCATACTATCCAGGTGTACAAGTACAAGATCACACCAGCCATGGTGTATCTGCTAAAGGATATGGCACGTCTTACACACGAGCAAGTAAGTAATGGCTTTCTCGATCCACGCTGGATAGACATGGCGTACATTGACAGACCATACGGTGTTAAGTCACAGATCACAAAGCTACGACTACATGGATTAGTAGCTAGGGTTATGGTAGACGGCAGGCAGGTAGCACAAACATGGGCTATCACCCGTAAGGGCTGGGCCTTCCTTGGGTGTGCACCAATCCATAGCAAGGTATTTGTGTATAACAATAAAGTGATTGGGCATAGCGATGATATGTGCAGATTACCAGATGTAACAGGGAGGGCAGATGACTATATCGCTGAGCCTATCACACCAGAACAAAGTAAACAATTAATTAATGGCGAAGCCAAGTAGGAGGAATAAATGAACTACAACACACCAAAACTAAACCAAGAAACTAACGACAAGTGGGCGCAGTTCGATACATTGAGCGACCATTTGCGCGGACATTGTAAACATCAAACGGAGAAAAGTATGGCAGAATATAAGAAACACATCGGACAAGGTAACGATATGATGATCGATAACCTAGCGTTACCACGAGAAGTTATGAAGGGTTACAACCCTGAGCCGCACGAAGACTTTGACACAGTAGAAGCTGAGCCAACCCAAGACGCACTATTTGAAATGCAAGAGGCGGTAGACGGCCTACCTGAAGAGAAATTACAAGCCTACAAGTATCAGATGCTGTCAGAGATTAGCGACCGTGAAGCCATTGTAGACGCTATCAACCGCCGGCTCGACACTGTACAGGCTAAACAATACACGGGCGGCGTACGTAGTGCCATCACTAAGCAGGTGAAGCTATAGGAGGCATAGATGGATAAGCCAAGTAAATACGACAAGCGCCAAACACATGGAGAAGACTACTACAAAAAGATCGGCAAACTAGGAGGATCGGCTAAAGTAAAGAAGGGCTTTGGCAAAAACCCTAAGCTCGCCTCGATCGCAGGGAAGAAGGGCGGTAGCGCTACACCATATGCCTCGCTCTCATTCTCGGCAGCAGACGAAATACAGCGAGTACTCCTTAAAAACGAAAAGTTCGACGTAAAAGAAGAAAAGAACCGTTACGGGATTACCATGAACGGTTCGGTTCTATCGATCATTCCTCGCTATAATGGGCGCATTAAGAAAGCTGTACCACGAGACGACCTATCTGGCCGTGTCATGGCAGAGAAAGATATGGCCGTGCTAGAAACGCTCAAACTAATGATCGTAGAAGGCATGTACCGTGGCGAGGCATAAATACGCTAAAGAGTCCACCATCCACCAGATGGTGGTGGACTATTTAAAGCTACAATACCCGGGAGTCATATTCCGTACAGACTTTAGCGCTGGTGTTAAGATGACCATGGGACAAGCAATCAAACACAAGGCGCTACAAGAGGGCAGAGGTTACCCCGATCTATTTATCGCTGAACCTGCACAATTAGCGGGTGAATGGTATCACGGGCTATACCTTGAGCTGAAGCGTGAAGGGGTGCGGCTTATGAAAAGAGATGGGAGCTGGGCAAATGAACACTTTGCAGAGCAACACGCCTACATGAAGCGATTGAGCGAGCGAGGCTATCGGTGTACTTTCGCCGTCGGGTTCGACGATGCAAAAGATCAAATAGATAAATACATGAAAAACACAGACTTTAAAGAAAGACAAAAACAAATACCAAACGATCAAATTTTTTAGAACAATAGCAGAAAGAATAGGGGGGGGGCGAATCGCCCTCTCTTTATGTTAAGATTAGGTTAGTATAATTTTAATACAATAGGAGACAATTATGCTAGTAAATTACGGCATGGCAGTAGCTGAATCACAGTTTACCACGACTCCAGACAAGCGTGGTGTGATCGGCCAAATTGCGTTCACAGACACGGGGCGACAGTTCCGGTACTGTAAATCGGCGGACACCGACGCTCAGCCATATTGGACTGGGATGAAGAATGACGCCACAAACAAAAACAGTGGGTTGGCAGCTGATGCTAAGGTTGGTGACACAATTATCCAGCTGAAGCCTGGCCACCAAACAGACGGCTGGCAAGATGGTACAATCCTCATTAACAACAAGCAGCTCCTCGAGTTTGTCCAAGTTTCAGGCGACTTTGTCTACTTGCGCGACCAACTTCTTGAGGATGTTGCGGCCAACACCGGCTGTCAGGTTCGTCCTAACGACTACGACAACCTGAAGAAGGTTACGGCAGGTGCTAAGATTTACACCCGTAGCGCAGTTCCAGCTGGCCACTATTTCTGGTGCGAAGTGTAGTCTAATCGCCTAGACCAAGAGAGAGGCTCCGACCTCTTTTTTGGTTTCCACCCTAATGCTATAATGGATACACAAGCAATAACTAAATAGGAGCACAAAACATGAGCACACAGTTACACGTCATGCCGGGGTTTTGCCTGGTAGAGGTAACTAATAAATATGGCTCGAGTCTGTCTATCTCACAAGGAGATCACGGCAGCCACACGAGCGGCACACTAAAGGCTGTTTATATCCATGAGAATAGTACAGCCACAGAGAAAGAGGCAACCCTCTCGAAATTCCTTGGTAGCAAGATTTATTTTACGAAGTATAACGACAGTGAGGAGATTGAAGTAGACGGCAAAATGTTTATTTTCGTCCCTGTAGACGCTGTAAATGGAGGTTCGCTGGATGCCTAAACAAACATCAGTACGTAATGTGATACGCGGCGATGAGCTACGAAAAAAGATCAGCATAGGTGTTGAGAAGGCCTTCGACGTGGCTTATTCCTCATATGGGGCTAACTCCGGCAATATCATGATCGAGCACCGGTATGGCGAACCTCTCGTGTCTCACGATGGCATCACTAACATTGGCCGTCTCGTCGTATCAAACCCAGTAGAGAACATGGCAATCTCTCTTGTCCGCCAGGCTAGCGAGAAAACGAACCGTTCAGCCGGCGACTCTACAACTCTTACTATCGTGATGACCTACCTTGTCTACAACTATTTCAAGGAGATGGCTAAAGATAAGCCACGCGCTGTTCAGAAGCAGATTGAGCAAAACAAGCAGGCTATTCTAAATGCTATTAAAGAAAACAAAATCAAGGCTACAGACGAGCTGCTCTATAGTGTCGCACACACGTCATCTGGTGATGAGGCTATCGGTCATCTAGTGTTCGATGCTATTAACGATGCCGGCGCTAATGGCGCAGTAACAGTGGTAGAAACACCCGAGAATAAGATCGAGAGTAAAATCGTCCAAGGTTTCACATTTAAAAAAGGTATGTCGTCTATCGCCTTCGCTGATGATATGCAATCTATCCAGACCAAATATGACAACCCAACCGTTATCGTCATGTCTCGTCTCATCAGCAAGAACGATGACATTGTGCCTATTATCGACGCCGTACTCAAGGCGGGTGCAGAGAATATTGTGCTCGTAGCAGACGTATCAGGTCAGGCACTGGAGACTCTCGCTACTAATAAAATGAACGGTAAGCTGAATATTGTCGTAGTAGAGCCATCGAGCCAAGCACGCGAGCTGTTTCTCCGTGATGTAGCAGCCTACGCCGGCGCTGAGGTGTTTGTATCACCACGTGTATCGGACTTTACAGACACCAATATTGGCAAGGTTGAGCGCGCTCATATCACCACTACAAAGACAATCTTTTCTGGCCCGGGCAACCGTGAGAAGCTAGGTAAGTATATTGAGGGTATTAAGGACGACTACCGGCGTGACGCCTTGAACGGTAAGACTGTTGAGATTAGCGTTGGTGCAGCTACACAGGTTGAGCGACAAGAGCTAAAACTACGCATAGAGGATGCTGTAGCAGCCACACAGATTGCTAAGGACTATGGAGTACTCCCAGGCGGTGGAACATTCCTGCGAGACATATACGAGAGCGACACCACCAATATGCCTAGCTACCTCACACAGCCATACACAATGCTCGTAGGCAGCATGGCTAAGGAAGCAAAAGAGGACAAGCCGTATACACCAAAAGCTGGTTACGATATTTACTCTGAGACGTATCATACAGACGTTCTGAAGGCTGGTATTGTAGATAGCGCTAAATCTATCGAGGAGGCGATTATCAACAGCCACAGCGTCGCTGCACAGCTCCTATCGATTAATGTGGCTTTGCCATTTGAGAAGGATCAAGAATAATGGATATTGTAGCCCTTGTCATTTCAATTTGTGCCCTCCTAGTTGCTTTGCTTAATAACCGCCATGACCCGGTTGTACCTACTACGGTACGCCGGGCAGGCCTCTCCTGGCTGGAGAAATACGCGGGCGCGGAGGAACAATACATAAACAAAAATAAAGACAAAAAGCATAGCGGTATCATTGAAGCCGCCGACCCCGTGACAATCAACGCTCAATGGCGTGACGAGACAGGGCAAACAGAAAAAGACCCGTTAGACTTTATGAAGGACGTGAAATAGATGGGTGTAATCATAGATGGTATATATTACCGTGAAACACCAAAAGACGCATCACAACGCGTCTCAAGCACTGTCACGGGCATAGCAGACACAAACATCAAAGACAGACAACGCGAGGAGTTTGCGGCCGACCTGATCCAGTCGCATAATCCAGATGGGACAGTAAACGATGACTTTATCGAGTACTACCCAGAGGAAGCTAAGAAGCGCGGCCTAATATAGAAAACAAAGACAAACCCAAAGAGAAGAGCACCCACTACAGGTGCTCTTTATATTTACCGCTCAAGTAGACAGACCATGCTCTGTACCCCTGTGACCTCCACACATCGTACGCGCATTTTACGTTAGTCCCTGCATCGAACGTGTCGCAATGTTCTCGCCCCGGGAGTATCCTTACCTGAAAAGCTCCTAGACTGTACCCATATACCCTATTGTTTTGTGTAAATGTTAGTGTTTGGTCACCTTTTGCGCCTGTCCTACAATGGCTCTCGGCGGTAGCGATAGCGACCATGGTGTTTACGTCCCACCCGCTGTATTTCGAGGCCTCCTCACGCACTGCATCGCATCCTGTCTTTGTTGGCTGCGCCACTATAGCTACTGGAGGCTGCTCTACTTTAACAACTGGTTTCGCTACTGGGCTTTTTCTTTTCCCGCCGTTTCGCTCGTCACAACCTTGATAGTGTTATACTTCTCAACCTGTGTACGGCCTGTGTTGAGGCCAGCTGCGAAAGCTACGCCTGCTGCAATCAGCGAGAGCATTACTGCAAAGATCGCTGCCGTCATGATAGCGCTTGTCTTTTTCACATAGAGCTTGTCTACAGCGCGGCGAATCTCCTCATTTGCCCCAAAAATTACGTCTTGGCTTTTCTTATTGGTTTTACTTTCTTTAGCCATGCAAGTATTATCTCCTCTCTTGCTTATGTTTGCTATGTCTCTATAGTACACCATCTAAAGAATAGAGTCAACACTTTTTTGAGTTTTATTTACAACAAGAAAACCCCACCGGTAGTGGGGTTCTTGGACAATCTATAGGTTAGACTATCGGATCTTGGTGATACCTGTGATAACACCCTGGCGGCGAGGTTGAGTACAGATAAAGTTACCCGATACAACCATTGCACCAATCTCTGCGAGCTGGTTCGTTGGGTTCATGAAACCGCGGAACTGCATCCAGGTAGGCTGATCCTCGCTGATAGCGCTGTCGATAGCTTCCTGCTTCTGCTTCACGCGCTCAAGGCCAGGAATGCTCAAGTCACGAAACTCCAGGTAGTTCTCGTTAAGGAAGAACATCTTACCCACAGGAGCTTTGTCGTCAGCCACACATGGCTTGCCACGAAAGTCGAGCGATACGAACCCAGCCGAGCCGTGCAACTCGCTAGCAGGCACAGACGTACCCATTGGAGTACCGCCGCTAACACGGTTGTAACCACGAGCAGTCATAGCATTGTACTGGACGCTAAGCTTGTCTCCCATCAGTTCCTCGTAAAGACTCCAAGTTGCCTTGTCGCTGAGGATCATCGTTGGGCTGTGCTTTGCGCTACCAGCAGCCGATACAGCGTCAAACTCTTTAGCCATGAGGCCGAGAGTCAAGAGGCCGTTAGCCGCAGCCGTAACGTCAGCGTTAACTGAAGGCAGGGTAGCACGGGTGATACCAGCGTAAGTGGTAGATGCCGTACCGTTGTCAACGATCAAGCCAAGACCGTCAAGGTCGTTACCAGCACCAGTACCGTAAAGCTGAGTACCGATGAGGTTAGCGAGGCTGTTTTGAGCTTCCTCGAGCTTTTGAGCAACCAAGCGAACAACCTGGTTGTCGTTCGAGGCTTGGTTGACAGCCTTCTCAAGCTGGCTCACAACAACGCTCTGAACAACCGTGGCCGGCTCCCACTTCAGGTTCTTAACGTTGTCAGTGTTTGAAACAGCAAACTGCTCCATGTCGGTGATCGACTTACCAGTCGTGCTATTTCGGGTTTGTGTAGGACTTTGGACTTTCGGCCCAGTCCATTTCTTGGTGTTGCTCATCACGCGAGCGGTCAAAACGTTCGAGTTGTTAACAAAGTCAACAACGCGAGGTAGAAACTCGTCCTTTGTGATGTTTTGCACTGTTTCTGAAAACTTCATTACTTCCATCTCCTTATAGTTGTTACTAATCTGATTTTACGACACTATTCAGTGATAACCGTGGCCATTATTGGCCTAATTGCGCGTAAATGTTCTGCAATTTGAGCTTTGCGGCCTGTGGGCTATCTGTAGTAAGCGGCAACATAGACTTGTAGCCTTGAATATCCTGGTTAGACAGAGCACCACTGTCACCTGCTGCGCGGGCTAGGGCGACCGCCAAAGCCTGTTGGTTAGCTTCGTATGCTGATGCCCCAGGGTTGAACATACCGAACGTTGCATTGTTCAGGAGGTTGTTTAGCACCCCTACAGGGCCTTGTGCCCCACCAGCCTGCTTATACATGGTCTCGATGCTAGCCGCCTTCTTAGCTGCATCAGCTTTCTTTTGGTCATCTTTCGATGTTTTACTACTACTAGCCTTCTGGAGCGCTGCGAGCTGCTTCTGGTTCATCGCGTCTTTCTTGTCGAGTTGCTCAAGCATTGAGGCATAGAACTGTACAGCTTTCGGGTTGTTGTCTGCAGCTGCTGCCATGTAGGCTTGCTCGATCTGATCACGATCTTTACCGGCGAACTTCGATGGTTGCATAAGCTGCTGCATAGCCTGGAGTTGTTGGGTTTGCTGTAGTTCTTTCTGTTGAGCCTGAGCACTCTGTGCGCCGCCAAGTTGTCCGGAATTTCCAGATAGTTCAGGTGATGCACTGGCGTTTTGCCCGTTCAACTGCCCTAAAGCGAGAAGGCCCGCACCAGCTAGAGCTGCATTTTTAGCTGTGTTCTTAGCTTTTCCTACAACACCACCCACGAGAGCTTCTGGGTTGTCTGAGGCTAACTGGAGAGCACGACCACTACGCTGTAGCAATTTGCCTGTGGTTGATGCTAATGGCTTCCCAATTACCTCTTGAGCAACTTGCTGGATTGGATTACCAAAATTACCGTTACCCATGACACCACCAGCAAGCGGTGCCATCTTTTTCTGCTTAGCTAGTTGCCCCATAATAACAAACGGAGCTTGCATACTTCGCACGTCTGAGTAAGTCACACCGTCGCGTAGCTTCTTAGCTACGTCCTGCAGCATCTTTGGTGGAAGGTTAGCGCCTTCTGCCGCCTTAAGAAAATCTGCAATCTTGTCTGCGTCCTTGTATACGTCAGCAGATGCCTCATTGATAGTTTTCTTAAGCTCACCTGTGTAGTCGCGGATAATCTTACGAGCTGCATTAGCGCCCTTGCCAGTCATGTCGTAAGCTTTACCCTCCAGCTCTTGGATAGCTTTATGCATATCGTAAATATCAGCCTCACCGATAGCTGCGGCACGGTTCTCACCGCGCTCTGCCAGACGATCGAGGATTTTGCCCTGTGGTTGTTGATCTGCAGACTCGATGATTTTCTTGAGTGTTTTCTTTTGGGCAGGCTCAAGAGCAATAGACTCATCAATAGCCTTGAGAGCCTTCGTGCTGGCGTCCTTTGGCATGAGTACGCTAATCTGAGAGTCTTTCAAGGCGTTATTTTGGAACGTTGAAAACAGACCGTCCTTGCCTGTTGCGATACCGGCGTAGTTCTCATACTGGTTAGGCTGGATGCCATACTTCTCTGCGTACTTAATAGCATCAGGAGCGCGCTCAAGCACCTTCTTGTCCTTCACGGCACCGATAATCTCATTGTTTCGCAGATTAGTCCCCACGTCCTCAATAGATTGACCGATATTGTTAAGCTTTGCCCCTACTGTGTTGTTGTCAGTAAGCTTGGCATTTGTCGCGTTGTACATTGTGTCGTTGTCTTTGATAGCTTCGTTCACGATTTTCTTAGGATCAACACCCTCTGCCAACTGCCGCGCACGTGCATCTTGCTCTGGTCGGTTGATGAGACGTTGCACAATGTCGTCGCTCTCATCGTCAACCACGTTAGCCAGGGCTGGTGTTGTTGCTTCCACAACATCGTCTGCTACATTCGCTACCTTCGGAATAGCAGCCTCAACTACGTCATCAGCCGCACTAGCAACCTTAGGAACTGCAGCTTCTACCACCTCTGGCGCTGCGCTAGCTACGGCCTTGGCAGCAATATCATCTGCCTCATTCCGCATAAGGTTATTTAGCACACCACCGCCAGCTGAACGGGCAATATCGTCACCATAATTAGTAGCAAGCCGGGCGACAACGTCATCACCATACTTAGCTGCCCCCTTAGAGAACAATTTATTTAATACTCCACCGAACATTAGAACATACCCCCTTGTCGTCGTTTATATAACTCATTTAGTGTGTTAGCTTGCTCATCCTCATCAGGCACACCCTGCTGTGGGTTGAGAGCACCCATAAGCTGAGAGCCACCGTAGAGTGCACCGCCTCCCAGAGCTAGCTTGCCTACCGCACTCTTAGGAATAAGGCTACGTAAGCCTTCCTGGTATAGCGCCCGTGATGGCATTGTCTCTAGCGCAACATTTGGGTCGACACCAGTACCTATCGAGTTGCGGATAAGCGCCTTCTCTCCACGATTCTTGAGGAAGTTACCTCCAACCTTCATAGCGCCAGGTATAGCGCCTCCCATAATACCACCAAGTAGTGCACCGTTCAGTGTGTCATCTGTCTCGCCTGTGCGCACCTTGTCGAGTCCACCTATCACAGCACCTGTAGCGGCTGAACCAGGTATTGTGTATAGGGCCTTATTGACCTTACCAAGACCGTCTGCCACCTTGCCCAGTTTAGCAGCCTTAGCAGCAGCACCAATACCAGGCAGAGCGGTGAGGAGTGTTTCACCTGCGGCCGCCAGGTCACTGCCTATGTCGCGATCCTTGTAGTTACCTGTAGCTAAGTCGCTTACTGCACTAACTGTTTGAGCAACAGGGTTGAGAAAAGAGCCAAGAATACCGTCACCAAATACGTTATACTTTTGTTTCTTTTTCTGCTTTTCAAGTTCAGTGTTAGCCTCATTATATGCCCCCTTTAGCTGCTCACCCTTACTGTCGAGCGATGACATTTGGCTTTTCCATGCGTCGTCAAACCCTGGAGTAGTCTTACGCATATCTGCAAGCAGCCCAGCGTTTGCTGGATCGTTGTAAATACCATTGAGCTGCTCCTTATAAAAGTCGTTCACCTTCTGGTTGATCTGTTGCTGATCAGCGGCATCTTGGTATTTAGCCAGCGCTTGATCCTTTGTTTTACCGAATAACCAATCAAACATACCCTATCTCCCCCATAGCGAGCCACCGCCAAATAGCGCGAGCGGCCCCCATTTAGCTACGTTCTGAAAACCTTGCGAAAGGTTGCGCCCAAAATCTTGCCGATAGTCATAGTTTTTGAGTCTGTTGTGTTCAGACTGTAGACGCCTGAGTCGATCAGACTCGGCTTTTGCTTCATTCTGAGCTGCCATAATTTTCTCTTGCCAAGCACGAGCCGATGCGTTTGATGAGTCTTGACGGTCAAGCATATACTTTTGAAGGCCGAAGTTAGCGGCGTTAGCTGCTGCCTGCCGTGCGTTAGCCTGCTGTTCCTTCCATCGCTCAAGGGCCATCTTTTGCTGGTTAAGTTCCCAGTTGTCCCGTGCGCCATAGATATTAGCCAGGGCGTTTTCGTCTTGCTGGTATTGGCTGTACGCACTGTTCCGTTGACCAAGCAGCGTGTTCCAGATACCCTGAAGGATGTTTGTTGTATCCTCTTGCGTCTTGTAGTTGCCGGCTGCAACGTTACTCACCTCATTCATCGCACGGTTGACTAGCTCGTTGTAGTCTGTTGATGCATTTTGGTAGTTTGTGTTGAGGTAGTTCTGGGTATTCTGCATATTGCCAAGTTGGCCCTGTAACGCACGTTGTCTCTGAGCTTCTGTAAGGCCTGTACCACCATATTGCTGCCGGATGCTCTCTGGTAGCTTGTTGATGGTGGTGTTTATTTGGTTTACTGCGTCACGAGCAGTGGTGTATACACCGCGAGCTTTGTTAATCTCGTCAGTGTTCATGTACTTATCACGCGCTTGGTCGTAAATATCGCCATACGTCCGCCTGTTTTGCAGGTGTGCGTCGTAGTTAGCCTTTGATTGGTCGGCTTGGGCTTGGTAATTATTAAAAGCCGCTTTGCTGGCGTTTTTTGTACCTTGTGCGTCTGCTATTCTTGCTCCAAAGTCCATATTTAATTCTCCTTTACTCTAATTTAACACTGCTAGGCGTAGATAAGCCTGGCGTTAAGAGTACCGTCGTTCCAATTCACCAAATGAGCCCTTGCCGGCACGATAGTTCTGGACAACGAGCTGTTTATTGGCTTCATCACGCATGTAACGCTCATTAATGGCAGCCTTCTCGTTAATGATGCGCTGCTGAGTAGCAATACCTCGCCACATGTAGCTATTATCGATAGCATTCATCCGGGCGATATGAGCCTTCTCCTCTGTCATCTGGCGCTGCTGAAACCTGTATGTATCAATAGCTGATTGGACAGACAAGAGATTACGATTGGCTACTGTTGTCATTTTGTCCCAAGCCTTCACGTTCTGTAGCGAGGTTTGCCAGTCGTTGTAACGGCGTCTAATACCATCCCATATAGAGTCATAATGCTTATTTGCTACGTCTATAGAGCGGTTGAAAGCGTCCTCAACGCGTTTTTTGTATGTATTGTTGGTCGTCATGTATGTAGCCTGGTATCCTGCCATTTGCTGGCTGAGGCCACGGAGCTGCTGCTGCTTCGCCAAGTCTCGCTGAGCCTGCGTAATAGCTGTACCACCGAACTGCTGCCGTATAGACTCCGGCAATTTGTCTATCATCGTCTTTGTGCGGTCTACATTAGCCTTGGAGGCGTCTACATCAGCTTTGAGGTTGCGTAGCTCGTCAGATTCCATGTATTCTTTGCGGCGTTTCTCAAACTCATCGCCGAAGTTCGGCATTGTAGACGTTGCTGCGTCATATGATGCCTTTGCTGCGTCTGCTTCACGCTGTGCACGATGCCATGATTCACGTGTTTGGTCTCTATATCGTGTTGCATCTGCTAATCGTTGTTGAAAATCCATGTCTACCTCACAAATATGTCTTCATTAGGGTTGTATGGGAATATGTAAAACGTAAAATCAAACCATGAGCCGCTCAAGTCTACCCATGTTTTAGCAAATTGGTGGTAGCCACCTCCCGGCAGACGTTCTGAACGGTGTTGTAGCCATGATCCTAATGAGCCTCGCACGTAAATATAGGTATTGTCGGCGAATATCTCTAGCTTCTTGGAGCGTGTATACATATTACGTAGCCAGATAGAGGGAGACACAGGGTTGTTAGGCAGAGGTAGGACAAAATCAAACGCTCCGTAGCTGAGTGGGTTCCATAATGCGCTACCTTCTGTGAGCATAAACGGAATATCGTACGTGTAATAGCCACTACCAGGCGCACCAGGGGTGACAATGTTGTTAAAGTCCACGGTAAAATTCTGGTCTGCGTTAAACCAGCGGCAATACATACGATGAACAATGTGAGCGCGCCCCATACTCATAAAGAAAGGTTTGCGTGGCTGTCCATGAGGTATGCGGATAAAATCAAAATCCTGGAATTGTGTGATAGGTATACGATCCCAACCAAATGCATACGTCCAGTTTATCTGTGGGTTGTTAGGTTCACTAAAGATACGAGTACTATTGTTAATTACTACCCGTCTAGAAACGATCTGCGGCGTCTTATTGGTAATATCTGAGCCAAATATAGGATACTTGGAGTTAAATATCTCCTCTTTAGTAACAGGGTCGATCACTTTCAACCCGTAGTCTCTGCCGCTATATCCTTGAGCGTTTCTTGTCATATGTATATTGTAGCACTAGATGGCGATACCATTGGTGAGCGGATAATAACGAGAGAGCGGTTAGCGTTAGGGTTCTGGGTGTCATACGTGAATTTAAACGCCTTCTCTGCCTCGCTCATCTGTACACGCGGGGTATTGCCGGCGTTAGTCACCAGCCCGTAGGCTGATACCTGTTTACCAGCGATAGTTTCTGTATACTCCTGAAAAGCCCACGGTGTCACGTCTGTCATAGCTAAAGTATGTGGTAACCAATAGGTGATGAGCCCTGCTTTGTTCCCAAAATCCTTATTGTTCTTAATACCAAGCACCATCTGCGACTGTAGGCGTACGTCAACGCCAACGTCATTAAAGTCAGAGGTTTCGCCCTTCTTGATGGCGCCGTAGCGTGACGTTTTGAGCCCATAGTCACGTAAAGGTGTCCCGTAATCAAACGACAGAGGTGAGGCAGTATATGGATACTCCACCTCCTCTGCTATAGGCGTAGGGCTTACAAACACCATGTTCAAATCTGAACGTGAGCCATCTGTGCCGTTGTAGTACGGAGGAATAGCGTTTTTATAGTAGATATACTCACGGTCTGCTGTCCACGTACCTGGCTGGTCATAAAACGTAGGGTTTAGCGCCATCACAAACGGTACAAAACCTAGGTTATGACGCCACCTAAAGTAGTAGATAGTAGAAAAGCCAGTGTTACGCGCCTCGAGAAACTCACCGCCATAATTAGCGGTCTGCAACCCACCCGGCAGAGGCTGCCTAGCATCTATGCCAAGCGGTGCTAGTATCTTTGCTTGTAATATAGGGAACGACGAGTTAAAGAGTAGCTTATTGTCTGGCGCTATCTGCGCATCAAACCCAGGCATGGCAATCTTTACGCCGTAATCTCTACGCTCTACTCGAGCCATTAGAAAGCTCCTTGTGAATACCCAAACATAGCCACAATACGGCCTGAGCGATCCTCTGCTTTGATAAGCCCACGGAGCTGTGTGTCGCCCCGTGTCTCACCTGTACGCACCTGGCGTGGTGTTATCTGTTGCTGTTGAGCTATATTCCCTACTACAGTGTTTTCTATCTCCTCGAACTTTGTAGTGAGTTTTGTCTCTTTGATCTGAGAAAACGACGTTTCAAGGCTAGCGGTATTAGGATTGTAGACTGAGTCTGCCATTATAGTTTCATCTCCTCCCCGAGTGTTCGGGCGTTAAGTTGCACAGATACGATCGTAGGAGGCTCTGGCGTGGCGTCTGTGGTCGTTCCATCAAAGCCAAAGGTAATCTCCTTAAATCGCTTATTTATCTCCATACGGACGCTTACGTCGCCCTCTGTGGCTGTTTTCTTACCGTACACCCACGGCTTAGCGTCAATCTTGTACTTAGGGATAATCGTAGCACCCTTAGGTAGCGCACGGAATGTTACACCCATACGGAGAGCTTGCTTATCGGCCCATGGTACGCCACCGTCATACATGAGAGATTGGTAGCTAAACTTTTTAGCTGGCCTACTGTTATTGTCTACAACAGCTAGATTGTAACGCGTGCCATTCGCTGTTTGCATCTGGTAACTAAAGTACAACGTGTCCCCAAAATTCCAACACCCACCAAGCTCATACGTCACGTCAGAGGTATTGTAGTTCCCGCTTACCTCTGGCATATTGTACGAGTAGTAGAATGACTCTGGGTAGTTCTTATCCACTGCACCCCATGAGTAGATGCCATGCCTCATCGTGTAGAGACTGGTCTTGCTTGGGAAGGCAAACAACATAATGCCGCGCCGTACTGTCATACAGTGTGGATAAATGTCTGTCGTGTCTCTCCTCTCTGAGTACTCGCTATGGCTGTCGTTGAGTGTACGCACCTTGGTTAGTTGTTTAGCCCCTGTATAGGCGTACATAGCGCCGTCAATGATCGTATAAGTAATGTTCTGGTATGTGAATAGACTCTTTGGCTCACCCATTGGTGTATCGATCTTAAAGTTTAGCCCATCTGCGAAGCCGTCCCAAAAGCCGAGCATCCCCTCTTGGAATGAGCGCCCAGGTACAGTGCTCACCTTCTCGCATCCTAACACGACATACTCGTCATTGCTCGTGAGCGTTGTCACCTCCATACCGTTCTCTACAATCACACGGTGGCGGTTAAATTCAGTCTCATCTACCTGTGTTAGGCCAGAAGGAAGCCAGTCGACTAGGTACTGGTCATTACCAATAAACAGCTTGCTACCACCCCAGTTGATGATTGGATGGCTCTTGCGTGTCGTGCTGGTGAGCAGTGAGGCGAAGTATTGGAAGTGCAGGCCATACATTTTGTCTTGCTCGTACGTCTCTACACGCCAGTTGCCGTCGCTAGCATACATGTGGATATGGTACTCCGTACCGAAGTTAGCGTAGTCACCAACCTTGGTCTCTGGGAAGTCGAAGTAAGTGATCTGCCCCGTCTGTACCTCACTAGCATTTTTAGTAGCGTGAGCAATCTCTTTGTTCTGAGCGTCATGTACGACAAGGTGGACTTGGCCACTACCCTTAGCGTGGAATCGTACAGAGATACGTGTCATTGGTGATTGATCTGGTAGAAAAATGCAGGTGTTCTCCTCATTCTCGATAATAGAGGTAGGCAATCCATCGCTCTGAGCTTGGCCGTTGATGCTACTCCATCGGTTTGTACCACCACCAATCCATTTGCCGTCGCGGTCTTTCACGAGGATCTGGGCTACTGTAGGATACGAGCTAGCCTTACCGGTAATAGTATCAATAAAAGACTGATTTGGTGACGTGGCATTAGTGTACGCGTAGATACGGTCATTCCCAGTAATGTAGATAGCATCCTTTAATCTCCAGTAGGTAAGGTCTCCAAACGTTCCGTCAGTCCAGCCTGGGAGAAAAGCTGCAACTATAACGTCGTTGTTTACGTCAATCCTATATAGTGTACCGAACCTATCAATCCCCCACCTTACACCGTCTGGGGTTTGCGTCATATTCACAATCAAGCCGCGTATATCACCGTCGCCTAAATTGCGCGCCCCAGGTAGTACAGAAAGTCGGCTTGGGTTCTTGCGCCCATCCATACACTCTGAGTCGCCATAGCTATTCTTGATGCCAATCTTACCATCTGTACCAAACCCGCCATAAAACGATGTTTGGCTGATGATTGTGTCGCCTGTGTTGCCTGCTGCCATTACCAAATACTCCTTACTGGATCAGTGACCCGTTCTCGACCCATCATACTGCTACCCCCCTGGATAAAGCCAGAGGTTGTCGTCATTCCGTATACTGTCTTGTACTCTTGCACCATGTTATCGAATAGTTGCTTGTACATGTTAGCGCTATCTAGGTCTTTACGCATCAAAAAGTATTGCTGTGCGGCGTAATATACAGGCGCTTGGTGGTATTCTTCAGGGAATTGTGGGCATTGACCTATCTTGACCCGTGTCGTCGCTGTGAGGCCTTGATACGGCGTCTCAAGGCGTATTTCGCGGGCATTTACCACCTTAGCTACCTTGTACCAGTTACCGTCACTGCCATCTGTGACCTGTAGCCACCCGTTATTCTCCATACTGCGCACAAAACTGTCCTGAGCGGCCGTAACTCGCGGGCTATTCTCTGCCAGAGACACGTTAGCCTCTCTATCTGCCAGCCCAAGGTCTTGCATACGAGGCTCAAATGTCACAATCATGCCATTTGGCACGTCCTCTGATGGTGTTGGGAACAATTCCATCTCTGTGCCGTTCTTGATGATGTAACATTCAGGCCTTCCACTGGATTGCCCGCTTGTGATCTTGTGCCACTCCTCGATACTGTGCACTGGAGTGATAGGATAGTAGCTATCGCCGTCTTTTATACGCACGTCTACAACCCTTACCATGTCCCTTGGGAAGCGATATAGTGATTTACCCTGGATTAGGTTAGTTTCGCGCTCTTGGCGCACCCAGTACCGTCTCACGGCGTTTTGGAATAGCTTTATCCCGGTGTTAATATCCGAGACTGCTTTGCGTACCTCTTGTATATTGTCCTCATCGACGTTAATGAGGCTGATTACGTCCTGTTTTAGTTGCGAAAATGTCAGCATGTCTTATTCTCCTTTACTCTAATCATACACTACACGCCGCCACTCTTGCTCATCTCTAGTGGTAGATACTGGTTTTCGCCATTGTGAGCTGTCCTCGCGTCGTCTGTCGCGCCAAACCTGGTCATTACTACGAACATACTCGTGTTGTCTCCAAGCGCTTGTAGCCTCGCTAGAAACAGGTAGTTTGCGCCATTCCTGCTCTATGCGTTGTTGTGGTGTTGACCACACATCAGGGTTGATTTGTACGCGCTTGAAACGGATAGAGGGTAATGTCGTGCGGATACGAGCCGTCATGGGGTCTACGTATAGGGTATACCGCTCTACGTCTTTAAACACGATAGTCGGCTGAGGTAGTTCGACACGCGCTATGGTCTCATCCGCTATAATGGCGTGCTTAGAGCTGAAAGTTATAGTAGGTAGATTGGTAGCTATTCTAGCTGTTGTTGTTGGTCCTACAACTCTCGTATTAGGCGGTGCTTTGTAGTTTAGCGTCGGCTGGCTTATTTTTACTTTCGCTACCTCTGTTGCGGGTGAAATATATAGTTTACCATGCTCTTTGTATATAACCTTTTCAATCTCTATCGCTACCCAAGGGAAGCCTTTATTCCCTCTAATAGAATACTTGTGAGACAATCTCGGTGAGTTAGTTGTAATTCTAGCCGTTGTTGTGTCACCTACAATATCATAGTTGGTTTTTGTTTTTACCCAAACATATGCACCGCCAGCCGGGAAGCCGCCTAGCGGCCCAGCTATAAACCCCGTATTATCTAGCTGCTTTGACGCTACAGACACTGGCGTTAAGTCTTGCATCGATGGAGCGGACGAGCTATTAAAGCCAAATGATATAAAGCGGTAGTCTACCGAACCGCCGTTGTGGGTAAACACTCCGTTTCGCTTCCTGTCCTGGCTACCTTGTACAGACGAATCGCTCAGCACTATTTGCCATCCAGGCTCACTATCAGCTGATGGCCACACCTTTGCCTTTATAATACTGCCGGTAACACTAAATCTAGCACAGTAATCATTTGTGTGTTTGTAATACGGAAGAGGAAAGCTAGACAGTTTTCTAATACCGTTCTCTAGCCACAGCGAATAACCAGACGTAGCGGACTTGTCGGGAATTATCGACAACGTGTAGCCAGAAGGTTCACCACCCCTAACCGACGGGTCTCTCCATCGCATGGCAAATATACCCATCAACCCGTCTGTTCCTGCAAGCGGTAGTGTATTGAACACAGCATATAACTCACCGTCTATTGAATCGAATGGAACATACCCGGCAAACCGGTCGTTATCAGTGCCGTCGCTAGCTCGGCGGAGCTTCAACACCTGATTGTCTACTATCGATAGTGTGCCGCTGCGTATCAGCTCTCCAGTCCAATTTTTGAGACCATCTCTCGCCGGGAAGTAAAGAGCCGTTGCCATAGTCTACCTCGCTACAATTTCAAAATTTACTACAATAAACGGCGGATTGTTCGAGTTTGTGTACCCGAACACTGGGGTGAAGTGATTCCACCTGTTGCCCTCATTCTCTTGGCTGTCTCTCGAGTTGATCGAGTACTTGTAGTTTGGTCGTGTACCGCCAGCCGGCATAGTAGCATCCAGCGCTGCGTAGCCTATACGCTTAGCGTCATCGTGGGTAGCCCCAATAGCTGCACGGACGTCTCCAGTACCGAACCCAATACCTGCGCCGGTGTATGTTGACATGCCATGTTTGTGGTCTATCTCTCCACCAGACTCGCCAAGAACGCTACCTGTACCGGAGACTGATTTACCTAGTGGGAACTTTTGGCGCATATTTTTCAGTGTGATAAACCCGCCGCTCACTTCTCCTAGTGCTGGGTTGTATCTGATATGATCGGCCAACAACGGGTAATCTTCCTCTTGATAGCGGCCGCCGTCCATAAATAACCTTCCGTAAGCCGGACTATTGTTCATAGTCATGATAATATCACCAACCTTGAGTGCTCTCTCGCTATATACTGATATATAGATGAGTGCGCCAGCCTGAAATGATTTTTTCACTGTGCGCCGAGCGCCACGCTCAACGGTGAATATGTTATTGGCGCGAGCCTTTATTAAGACTATTTCTGAATTTTCAGTGCTGGGAAATGTATTAGCCGGGGTTATGGTAGCATAGTAGTACCCAGATATAGGAAAGTCGTTAGCATTTTTTACGGGTATGTTTGTCTGTGTCGTATTGATATTACCAGCCAATATTGTTGATGCTAAATTCTCATTCATTACCAGCCCTCCTTATTTGTTCCGTCTTCCCATTCTATTTTTTTGCCGGCTGATCCGTCCTGGTCTATCTCCTGGATAAAGCAATTATGTCCTACATCGTATCGCTTCATAATACGGTCAGCACCTTTTTTGGTGTGCAGTGTGTCCATGCTCTCTGCGCCGAGAGTCTTAACTCCGCTTCCGTCCTCTAGCTCTTTTATCGACCACCAGCTAGTCCTGCCGTCTTTCAGCGAATAGAGCACGCCTCGCGACTGGTTTCCTTTATTTGCTGCTAAATAGCCAATATGGTCAACCACCTCACGGAAATACTTACCAACAGTAGCGTTTAGAAATTCAGACGATACCCAGTACCTCTGTTGATCATCTAACTCGAATCGTGCTACCTCTGGGCCATACATTCTATGAATGTGACATACCGCAAAACTAAACCATACACGAAAACCAAGCTCTTCTGCAATATCTGCGATGCGGCGTACTCGTTTGTTATTCTCCATATTACGCTACCTCTGCTTTAAGTTTTATGCCGGATACATCAGCCTTACCATTTTGTGCAACAGCTTGGCTCGAAACATCTACCATCATAATAAGTTCGCTACTAGCTGCCCTAATAAACGCAACAGCTGTGACTGTGCCACTTCTATCTATGGGAATGTCAGCAACATTGGGGAGTGTTACCTCCTTTGCCCCGCTAGCCGGAAATGAGATACTTTCCATAGAATAGGCCTTCCCACCCAATTTGTTGGTTTGAGCATCACTATATGTGAATACATTGTTAGAGGATAATAGCCAAATCTGGTCAGCCGTCTTGATCTTATTGAGTAGCGCGTTCCAAGCGTCATTGTTGATCCATTTTGTCATAGTATTTTCTCCGTTTAATTCTACCTCTCATTATACACGTACATAACAAAAACCAGCCCTCACCAAGATAGCTTGGTAGGCTGGTCGTGCACCTCTATAATAACACAACGCCCCTGGCTTTTGACCAAGGGCGCTATGCATAACCACAGTAAATTAATTAATTATACTTGTACAGTCGCTCACACGGCGTCCGGACTCCGGATCACGCTGCATAAATCATCATACACCTACTAGATCAAATAGGCAACAGTAATTCGTCAAATTCTCCGACAGTATTCACACCAGAGAATCCAACAAACTCTTTAGATAGTAAAACAGGCTGAGCGCTCACGATCTTGTACTCTGTAAAGTATACTTTGCCAGTAGGCGCGGTAATGTACGCGTCCCCGTCCTTCTCAAACGTGACCACTGTTGTCTGCCCGTTCTTAGTTACAGACATGCGATTGATATATAGCCCCCGGCTTGCTCCCCGTGGTATATACCGTGGCTTTATTACTTTCTGAAAATCCTCGGGCGGCGTGATGGCAACCTCGCCATTTCTCCACTCGATCATAAGACTATCTTGCATACGCTAATATTATAACCCCCAGGATACCTAGGGGTCAATAATACAACAGCTAGATTAAGCTATTTTGTTGCGCCAGCTTTGGCAGCCACAGTCACAAGACCAGCAGCCTGGAGGCCGAAGGCGATACCCTCGTAAACAACCCTGTCGGTAAAGACAAAGTGACCAGTGACAAAGTAGTAACCAATACCTGCTGCGATAGCAAGAAACACCTTAGCGATGCCGCCCCACTCCTTCTTGTTGAACATGTCGAACAGCTTTACGATTGCTGGTACGATAAGAACGTTTAGTACTTCCATTTTACTTCTCCTTTATTTTTTAAACAAACCTGTGATAGCGTCTAGGATCGCCTGCAAGATGCGTCGAATATCCCCAAGGATAGTTGTAGTGTCCTCTGTCTTTGGCGCTTCCTGAGGCACTTCTGCTGCCCTCTCCTGCGGCTTCTCTGGCTCTGTAGGTGGCTCTGGCTCTACATGACGAATCTCTGGCGTTGGTGCGTTCTTAATGCGCTGCAGTTCCTTGTACTCGTCGCTCCGTCGTAGATCGTCTGCTACCATACCCCAGCTCCAGCCGTTACGGATCTGATTACGGTAATGCTCAATGCCACCTTCGTCTGCATCGCGCTCGAGAATCTCCTTATAGAGGCGCTGAATCTCATTAGTCTCACTGTCGTAGGCTGCTCGTAGCTCGTTGTTGCGTGCGTTGCGTCGCTCTGCTACTGCTTTACCCTCTGCGCTATTAGCTAAGTCCTCACGGATCTGATCCCAGTTCCACCCCTTGTCAATCTGAGACAGGTAGTGTCCGATAGCGTTTTCGTCTACGTTGCGGTCAAGGATCTGCTGGTACAGGTTGTTGAGATAATTAATCTCATCAGTGCGGTCACGCTCTACTGTCTGGCCAGCCTTCTCGCGAGCCATACGGTCGATACGGCCTAGGTCGTAGTTGCCAGGGCAGCTAGTTGTAGTCCACGAACGATGGGGACGTAGCGGCAAATCACCATAAGTCTTGCGTAGTTCTGCTACTAGTTCAGCAATAACGTCGTAGTCCTCATCACGACACCGTGGATCACACTCAATACCAATGCTTGTCTGGTTGCCTACCCAGTTACCTGCGTGCCATGCAATGTTGGCAGGGTCTACAATACAAGCTACACGTCGGTCTGTACCCGTAACAACATAGTGAGCACTAACCTGAGCCGCTGGGTTGCATAGCCAGGCCGTGACGCCTTCAAAGCTAGGGTTCTGGCCAGGATCACCCCACCAGTGAATAGTAATACTACTGATACTATTGCCTTGCCGGCCAGCAGTGTAGTTTGGCGAGTCATACTGCGTAATGTAGTTGTACGCCATTTATACCTCCTTTAGATATTAATACAGTTGCTATCACCATCGATCTTGTATAGCCGACGGTACGCGGTATTTGCTTCTCCCGCGTACTTCCATGCTACCCATGATGTTTGGTTGCCTGAATTATCCTTGGTGTTGACGCAAGATAGCTGAGGAGACGCGCCATCTTTGCCATCCCTCCCGTCTTTACCATCAGCACCGTTAGCTCCTGCCGCGCCTGTAGCCCCAGCAGCACCCGTAGCGCCTGTGTCGCCCTTGCATCGTCCTGCCGCACAGTATTTAGCCACAGCGGTCGCTATCTGCTCGTCTGATGCGTTCTTGCCATTCGTGCCGTTACATATACCACCTGAGCAATAAGCAGCAACAGCGCTCATTACCTGGGCGCTTGTAGGGTTCTCTGAGCATTTATTGGTGAGGCAGTATGTCTTGATGGCTAAAGCTATCTCTGAGTTGGTTGGAGTCTTACCATCAGCCCCGTCTTTACCGTTAGAGCCAACGATAGAGCCTACATTACGAGCCTCCCCGTCTGAATAAGTGAGTACTAGGTTGCCATCCTTGTCTATTTGGGCATTAGTGATGTTTGTAACAGGCTTCTCAACCTTCGTACCACCTGAGATAGTCACAGCTTGGCCTGGCTTGAGTGTAAATACCTTGTAGATGGTGTAGCCACTGAATATAAGGCTTAAAATCATCATGATTGATAGGATTTTTAGTAGTTTTTCTTTTTTAAACCACCGAATGACGCAATTCTTTCTCATCGCAAGAGCCCCCCTCTACTGTTGGATAGTAATGCAATGACAATTGGCACAAATGAGGTGATAACTGCACCCACAACCAGGCGAAACAGCCATTTATTTCTGTCTTTGGCCTCTGCTGAGTCTGTCTCAAGGTCTTTTAGGCGTGATTCTATATCTTTTTTGTATATTTCTAGCGCATAGATAGGCACAAAGTCCTTTTCTTTGCGCAATTCATGCTTAGTGATAGCGTCATCTATAATTTCTTTTACTTGCCATTTGTTTAGCGGTTTGTCATCCATACAGTTTGTCTCTTTCAGGCGAAAACCCGCCCAGTTATTCTCCTTCTTTAGAGATTATACCCCGGGCGGGCTACAGATAGGCCTGCTATTTACTCGCTAAAGCCTAGATCCTCGTCTTTGCTCTCCGCTTTAGTCTGTCGTCCACGGCGAGCTGGCTTCTCCTCTGCTGCTGGAGCTGTGTCCTTGACGCCAGTCGTGTACTGAGCAGGGCCACGGTACGCTTCGTCAAGCCATTTGCTGCGTGCCTGTACGTCTGCAAGCATACGAGCGCCATCAGAGCTGCTGTATTGGGCGTATTCCTTCCACATATGCTCGAGAGCCATATAGCCAAGCCAGCCTGGTACTACCTTCTCCTCGCCAGCATGGATGAGGAAGGCGCGTTGTGAGCCACGAATAGTCGTGTTAGTGTACTCATTAGGTTGAATATGCTCCTCATCGTCGATGTGTATATACGCAAACCCTGATGGATACGGCGCATTGTTCTTAATCACCACCATATCGTTTGGCTTGAACATACCGTACACAATGTCACGAAACGTCTCGCCGTCTACGGCCTGAGTTGTTACGCTGTTACCAAGGATTTGATCCTCGGTCAGCCCTTTATTGATTTGATCCAGATTCATCTATTTTCTCCTTTCACCTTATAGTTGATCTGCGTAGTAATCTGCAATGTCAGTTAGACTTGCGTTGTTGCTAAAAGCCTTCCTATTATACTCTGGCCGCTGCGAGGATGTTGTCTTTGTTGCAACACGTCGTGCCGTCTTGGTGCGGGACTCATCCTGCTTCTCACGTCGTGTGTCATCCTCTGTCTCAAACTCTTTTGGGTTCTTAGCCTTGTAGATGAGGCCAGCCGTGTATGAGCTGATGTTCTCACCCTTGTGTTTGCGGTTGTACTCATCACGAAAGTCGAGAATCTTATTCACTAGTTGCACGCTAGGATCAGTGTTAAATTCCTCTGTGCCAGGCTTAGCTTTGATCTTTGGCACGATACCGTCGTCTTGAAGGCGATCCACGTCAGCAATAATAACATCCAGCTCTGCCTTCTCCTGCTCTGCCTTGGTTGTCTGCTCACGATCAGAGGTGATCTTGTTCATCAGCTTTTCCGCCTTTGAGCTTTGGGCACTCATAGCACTGTAGAACTGCGCCTCGGCACGCTTGCTAGCAAACTCAAAGTCGTCTGGCAGCTGCGTAGGCAACTTAACTGATAGCTCCTCGCCATCCTTGCCCTTCACAGTGATATAGTCAAGACTGTTGTAGATGAATTTCTCCTCTGGCGAGGATTTATTCCAGAGTTTCTCATCAATCTCGTCTGGGCGCTCCTCCCATGGCTGAGGCTTGTCGTCTTTTTTAGGCTCTTCCTTTTTGTCTTCTGCCACCTTAAGGCCACGACGCTCAAGCTCTTTTAGAAACTCCTCGTCAGAGAGCCCTTGTACTTTCGGCTCTTCCTTTGATTCTCCAGATTCTTTTTCGTCTGGTTGATCCTCTGGAGTCTCTTCCGGCTCGTCGTCTTGCGTTTCGGTGGTATCTTCACCCTCACCGCTTTTATCCTCCTCTGTGGTAGGGTTAGTTTGTTGTTCCTGATCCTCATCAGTAGTATCTTTTTCGTCCTCTGTGTCAGCCGTAGCTTTCTCCACGAGAGCGTCAAAGTCCATCTCTGATAGGTCTGTGTTTGATGATGCCAATGTAAACACCTCCATTATGTTTTATATATACCTAGATTATATCGAAATGGAGGTGGTTATGTCTATAGCCCGAGGCCGGAGAGAATACCGCTTGTGCCTTGATCTTGTATGCCGCCTAGGTCGCCTACAGGCTGTGCTGGCTGTTCAGGAATAGGTTGGCCATCTGTTGGTGCTCCCTGGCCTTGCAACAGCTCTGGCGGGATTTGAGAGGGGTCTGCTGGCATTTCTGGCTGAGACTGAGGAATCTCTGGGCTTGTAGGCATACTTGGGTCTACGAGTAGCCCTTGGTCGCTAGCTTGCTGGAGCTGTTCACGCTGGCTGAGGCTAAGTACCTCTTGATCAATGTGAGCTAGGAGCTTCTGCTGGAGCTTCGGGTTGGCCATGAGGAACTTGTCTGTCTGGAGCTGCTTATTGTGGGCTAGGATGTGCTCTGGTGTCACATCGTCACGTGGCTTAGCGTCAAAGCCGTTCATGATAACTGCAAAGTCAATGTAGGCTTCCTCATCTTGTACGTCACTACGTACCTCGTCGACGAGCATATTCGGGTCAGTCTTGAACTTGACCAAGCTCTCGTAGCGCTCGCTAGAGTCCTTAAGGCCAAGATCCTTGAACAGGTTGTATGGATCAATAACACCAAGCTCTGCCAGCTTGACTGCAATGTTCTCGCGGCGGCTCTTGTCCATGTTAACGGTGCTACCTGGTGACACAGAGATAACGGCGTTGTCTGGAATAGTCTCACGAGATAGCTCAACGTGGATAAAATTGCCATCAGTGTCACGGCCAGAGATTTTATGGTTCTTGCTGTAGTATACCTTCATCATCTGGACGAGCAGCTTGAAATAGCGATCAAGCATGTTATCAATCTCACGCACAATCTCATCTTGCCGGCCTGAAGCTTGGCTCTGCATCATCTGAGCTTCACCGAGTGTACCAACGTCACGCTTCGAGTCATCACCACGGAACTGAGACGGCGTACCAAGGATATTGTGGATGCTGTTCTTAATGTCCTCTTTGTCTTGTAGGACGTAGTTAGGTAGCAAGTGGGCTGGAATTTCACCGTAAGCATTGCTGAGTGGCTCATCCTCACGAATATCGAGCACAACAGACTGGTTAGGCTTGCCTGTAAGCTTCTTGGCGTCGTCCTCTGAGATAGCACCAGCGCGAAATACCTTAATGCTGTTGGCTGTGTCTGCGTTGTCAATGATCTGGCGGCCACGACGGTTGAGGATATTCTGGAGTGGAATAGCTTGCTCAATAGGTGATGTTTGGTCGATCATGTGGCTACCATCGTTCAGGTAGTTACAGAAGGCATACGGCTTAGTAGGCTTGTCTGTGTAGTTGCAGATAGCAACACCCTTACTGTCGTACTCGTACATAGGGCTGAGCTTCTTGTCGAGGATGAGGTTGTTGAAATACCAAGCGACACACTCACGCGGCTCACCAGTGGTAGTATCAGTAAACCAAATCTCATTGTAAGCTACAACAGTGCTGAGGAGCTTCTGGGTCTTACGCACAAAGCCAAGCTCTGCCATAATCTCCTTCTCTTTCTCTGGGAATTTAGACATGAGAATGTCTACAGTGTCCTCGCACACCTCACAGATAAAGCGTGGCTCTTCATCTAGCTCTGCATTACGATCAAGAATAACCTTCTCTGGGTTGAGTGCCTTAGCTTCAATCTCCTTGCTAAATGGGTTATACATGAGCTTGATCACACCAACACGCTTCAGAGCGAGGTTCTTGGCTGCCACCTTAATCTTGCGTGAGAGGCGCACCTTCTGGCTGTGTAGGTCTACAGCGCTTTCTAGACGTGTAGCTAGCGTCTTGCTAGCTGGAGAGTCGTCCCCTGGAGTAATCTCACACCCTGGGTCACGAGCTGAGACGTATGCAATAACAGCCTGAATACCAACGAACAGCTGGTTATCTCGGTAGTCTGCCTGGTGGTAGTAAAGCCTGTCGCTGTCCTGTTTGCCTAGGTAATACCGCTCGTTCTGCGCTCGTACGTTGCGTAGGTTAAAACCGCTCCTGCTATTCCAGTAGGCTTCTGAGTCATTTACCCAGTACTTGAAACGCCGTACAAGCGTAGCGTCATCTACTTCGTCGATAGACAGGGCGTCACGCTCATCAATCACACCAGTGCTGGTTGTAATGTCGTCTACCCTAGGGTCTTGAAATACTTTTTCTTGGTCGTTCATGCTATGTCTCCTGTTTGTCTCTATCATACAGCAAATAGAGTGTGAGAGACTAGCCTTTATGTGAGCTTATCTGTCTCTACCGCTGTTGCAATATCAATTCCAATGTCTTTCGCCTCTACTCTGCCGCCTGGCTGCATAGTGAATGATCGCTTCGTGAGCTTCTCGATACGCTTAGCTGCGTTGATCAGTACACCATACTCACGGTTAGCCGTCATGAGAGTGTACATGAGCGAGTCTAGGGCGTGGTCTACGTTGTTAGGGTCAAGCTCCTCACCACCAGACTCCTTGGCGTAGATGATGGTAGGTAGCGTGTCAATGAGGTATGAGCAGTATTTGCTGAATATGAGGCCAGGCTTGCCATCTGATTTGTTAGCGAAGGCGCTGTGGATCATCTGCACTGCTGCCTGCTTCCTGTCTTTCATGAGCTTATCAGCCCGTACAATGCGTGGACGCTTCTCATCTGGTGCAAGACGAGCAAATGTATCATTAAGCACCTTAGCGATCGTCTCAGAGCCTCCTAGATGGCTGTAAGCGTCATGTGGTAGCGCTATCAGATCCACTGGGTCTTCCAGGTACATCTCCACAATCCTCTCACACCAGTACTCTTTAGGCTTGTGGTTGCCGTGTAGCTCACGGTAAATGAACGCCCTGTTCTCCTTCTCCGTGATCTTATCAAACATAGCCCAGAGCAATACACACTCATCGTTGTAACCCCAGTCCATGCCCATGACACGGTAGTTGCCGTCAAAGGCTTCTTTTGTAACACCCCACTCGCTAAACTTGGTGTAGGTATGCTTGCTCTGCCGAAACTCCTCAAACACAGCACCAAACTGAATGTCCCAATCACCAAAACGCCAGGCACGGTACAGCTCTGGGTCTGAGTCTTGGAGAGAGTCGAGGTACTTCACGTAATCTGGGTCGTTCTCGAGCAGGAATGGGTTAGAGTCAATGGTGGCTGGTATGTAGGCACGCCAGATGCCTGTACGCTTGTCTATGACGATCTGCCAGTGCGTGACCTGCTGCTTGCCGTATATGTCTACCCAAGGATATTCCATCTTAAGTACTTCTGCCCTATCTGGGTCTGGTGCTACAAAACGCTTCTTCACCCAGCCCATGCCTGCGCCACCTGGGTTGGTTGTGGCAAACACCTGAGGGTATAGGTCTTTGTACTTGCTACGAGCTGAGCTAATGAGCTTCTCGTAGCGCCCCTCGTCTGGTATCTGAGTTAACTCCTCGATGTTAATACGGCAATACTCATGCCCCTGGTACTTTGTGTAAGCTTCAGCGTCGTGGAGGTGACCACCAATGACACGGCCACAGCCTTTAGCGGATAACACCATAGGATTGCGGCGTAGCTTAGCTCCAAAGGGCTGTAGGGCTGCCACAGCACGCTCTTCAAAGTCTGCTAAATCTCCTGCATCTTTACGGATGACGAGCTGGCGTGCCCTGGTATCACCAAAGCGATCACCTATAGTAGCAATAGACACGTCTGTCTTGCCTCCACCACGTGAGCCACCAAAGAGTATCTCGCGAAACCTCTTGTCTCGTGATAACGCTATAGCGAGCTGTTGAGGGCCTGGTAATGGTAGCCAGTAGCCCTTCTCTCGTAGTTCATCATACGTTGCTTTGTTTAGTACGGGCCAATGCGACTTGCTCATCGATCCAATCCGTTGGTAGTGTTGGTATAATAAATCCTCTCATGATAGTTTTCATATCATCGCTAGCGTCGATCCCAATCTCTTGCTTGGCTTTGCCTTCTGTGCGGTCTGCCACCTCTTTAGCTTCGGCTAGGCCTTCTGAGTCGCCTTTGTAGGCACGTTTAACACGCACCAGAGCTGTCTTCTGGAATGGTGTAAGCTCATCGCCCTTTTTCTCAAACTCCTCTAGTTCTTTGAGTGTCATACGGCCTAGCTTGTTGTACCAGTACGAGATGCTGGTGTCTTTCGACCAGCGCCCAGTGCTACGTAGCTCTGGATGGTCTTGAAACCCACCAATACCAGTGGGGTTATTGTGCTTCGCTGGCTTTGTGTACTTCCGTTTTGGTTTTCCCAGCTTGGAGGGAGATTCTTTAGTCATGTATACATTATAAGTATTCCACTTATGAATGACAAGAGGAGAGGCCTCGCAAACCTCTCCTAGAGTGTGTTTTATGTGTTCATGTCTACTATCTGAATATGAGATGCATAACAATAACAAACAGAATGATAAAGATTAGTGGTGGTATTACTTCGTATTGGTTATTGTTGTTTGTGTCTTTCATGCTATTCTACTTCCCCGTGATTAGTCTTATAAATGCTAGAAAGGCTGCTAGGGGCAATAATGCTATGAGTATATTGAGGATCATGTTTCTAACATTGTGATAGGTTATCAGCCATTTATGTGTTTCTGTCATTGAGGTTTCATTCCTAGCGTGATAGTGCTCTATCCATTAGGCGCACGTCTTTTACTGATAGCTCATACTTTTGGTCTGGGTCTAGTTTTAGTTTTAGTAGGTAGATTGCCTCATCCTCGTTGTTTGCTTTGACGATACGAGATAGAGTGTCTGCTATACCTTTCTTACGGTAGATGATCATGTATGGTTTCATGTTATTCATCCTCTCCTACACGCTCTACGTTGATAATACGGTATGAGAATGGCTTGCAGCGGTTACGCTCAAGGTTACGGAGTGCGACACGTACGTTTTCTGCTACTGTCTTGTATTCCTCCTTTTGGCTGCGGCTGAGTCTTTTGTACTCGATTGTGTATAGATACATTGCTAGTTCTCCTTTTCTCGCTTGGTTAGTGGTTCGTATGCTCGTTTGAGCTGCTTAGTGTCCATTGCTAGCTCGATGTTGCTAAGAGCTTTGTCTAGGTATTCTGTGGCGTTATCGATATAGTATTTGTCGTCTACAAACTCTCTGAGGAGTTGGAGGCGATACTTCATGTCCTTCAGTTCCCAGGACTCTTCGTAGAGACGCTTCTTAATCTTCCAGTTCTGCATTGCTACCTCTAGAGGTTCTTGAACTTGATTACTGATACGTCCGATGAGCCGTTGCTAAGCTCTGTGACGCGGAGTAGGCTTACTTTCATAAACTCGTCTGTGTCTGCTGCTGCGACTGCGTAACCAAACTCATCAAGAGCTTCATCCTCTGTGCTAATATCAGATGACTCTTGGTTGTTCTGATACTCGTACTCACTGGTGAGTGGATTCCATACATATACCTCTCCGAGCCGTGTGGTGGCTTCAATGGTGTAGTGTGTGTAGATTGACATTGTGGCTTCTCCTCTTTGCCTTATGTTTATGTTTGTATTGTACACTGTGGGGGAGAGGGATGCAATAGATTTTAGCTATTTTGTTAGGTAGAAATTACAACATGTGTAGACAAAGTTAAACCCCACCGAGGAGATGGTGGGGTGTTACATGGAACACAGTTACCGAGACAGCACATTTCGTGCTTTTGTTGAGGGTTGTCTCGTGGTCTTGCCGGGTAACTAAAGATGATAAGTGTTCCATGGGAAGAAAGGTATTGTGTGTCTGTGCCTAACCACGTAACAAGGAGGAACCAGGCACAGATATTATGGTTGTAGTTAGAAAGATTCTACACCACGGCTACAAGATGTGCTATGGAAGTGCTGCCTCCATCTACCATTCATTATACTCTTTTCGGATTTTGTTTGCAATTTCTTTACAGCTCATTTTGCCTGATTTTACGTTGTCAAAGTCACGCTGGAGCATAGTAAGGTTGCGCTCGCCTACCTCCTCTAGAAACTCTGTAACACGTCCCTCGACGTTGCAAATGTCTCCGTATAGGCGTATATCCTTCTCGATGCGCTCAAGGACTACCTGAGCTTCTGGGCCTGTACTGAGGTGGCGTTGGATGTTCGACACGACGAACTGCAGCGCTTCCTCTGATTCTTTTAGGTCTTGTTTAGTTTTCTGCGTCTTGTATGCCATTATAGTACTCCTCTTTGATTTGTTCTTTTAGACGACATAGTTCGTTCGAAATGTTCGTGATCTTAGTTGATAACTCTCTGAGCCATTCTTTTGTGTCTGAACTAATGTAGCTAAGTCCACTCATCTGGTATAGTTGCATCGAGATAGATAGCAAATCTAGAGAGTGGTTAAACACGTTTTTGTCTATTGATGCTATTGATCGCTCATCCTGTTTAAAGAAATGAACTGTGTCACAGCCACTAGTATCACGCCATACGCCATCTTTGTCTTTTTCAGATATGTGCACCCGTAGATAATCGTCTGCATTAGCTTCGAGCAAAGACATATTAAATTCTTTGATAGCTTCTCTTTTTGTGTGTATATCTGCTGTCTGCATTGGGCTATCTGTGAATACACTTGTCACCGGCTCCCAAGTCTGCGCTTTGCCGTCTCGTTTGACTGCTACGATTCTATACACTCTTTGTATTCTCCTTA